GGTGATCCGATTATCAAGGTAGTTTGGAAGGAAGAAGAAACAGCAGATCATCCCAGTACAGAGCAGAAACAAGACGATCACGCACACGCAATAAGAGGTTCGATGGATAATGATAAGAAAAGCATTCAATAAGCTAATAAAATCAAGACTATATACCGCTTATAATACAAGTTATGCAAACTTAGAAACATTTTTCCAGGAATAATGACTGGTTTTGCTAGTTTTTTTTTATCGATACCCCCAAAAACTGGGGTGCGTCTGAGTATATATAATACATGGGAGATCAAGACACTTGAACAAAGACAGTCTAGTAACAGCTAAAGTAATCATCGACAACAAAACAAAAGAAGTCAAAATAGTTATTGGTAAATTTGATGATGAACCTAGTATGATTGAAGCTGCACAAACAATATGCGAACACCTTGCTATAGATTTCAACGATGAACTCTTAGCCTTAAAGGAAACCATTCATTGAAAACAATCGAGATACCTTACAAGCCTAGACCACAACAACAAAAGCTCCATAGTGATTTAAGTAAATACAGATTTGCTGTAATCGTCATGCACAGACGAGGTGGCAAAACAGTCATGTCTATCAACCACTTGATTAAATCGGCTCTCACGAGTAAAAAAAAGGCATTTAGAGGTGCATTCTTTGCTCCTACTAGAGTCCAGGCTAAATTGATTGCCTGGGATTATTTAAAACATTATTCCCGCAAGATACCTGGGATGAAGTTTAATGAAACAGAATTGAGAGCTGACTTCCCAACAGGAGCAAGAGTATCTTTGTTTGGTAGTGAAAATCCAGACTCTGCTCGTGGTCAATACTTTGATGAAATATTCTGTGATGAGTATGCACAAATGGATGAAAGACTATTTCCAGAGATATTACGACCAGCTGTTGCAGACCGCTTGGGTAATATTTATTTCATCGGAACACCCCAAGGCATGAATAGTTTTTATGATTTGTATGAGAAAGCAAAAGGAGATGCAGCCTGGCTAACAGTTATTCATAAAGCGAGTCAAACCAACCTTGTACCTAAAGAAGAATTAGAAGAAGCAAGGAAACTGATGACCGAAGATCAGTATCAACAGGAATTTGAATGTTCCTGGACAGCCAATGTAAGCGGTGCGGTGTATGGTAAAATTATTGATAAAATGGAAAATAAAAACCAGATTGGTAAATTTCCCTTTGATCCAGGCTATCCCGTAGATGTTTATTTTGATTTAGGAATATCAGATGATACTAGTTTATTATTTATACAGCCTATTGATAGAGCAATAATAGTATTTGATTGTTATAGTAATAATAACAAAAGCCTAGATCACTATGCAGACTATATCCGACAAACAGGCTACCCTATTAGAAATTTTGTATTTCCACACGATATAGAACATCGAGAGATGTCTACTGGACATTCTAGGAAAGAGTATGCCTATAGTATGGGAATGCGACCACTACGAGTCTGTCCAAAGCTGCCGATAGAGGATGGAATACACGCTGGACAACTCTTGCTAAATCGCACATATATTGATAGAGATAACTGTAAACCATTCTTGGATGCGATGAGATGGTATCATCGTAAGTGGTTAGATAAATTAAAAACTTATTCCAAACCGATCCATGACTGGTCAAGTCACTATTGTGATGCCTGGCGAACAGCCGCTGTTGCAATTAGAGATTTGGATTTTAACAACACTGCTCCAATGCAGAAATATGCAGAGGGGTTAAACTACGATCCACTAGGGAGGGATTGATAATGGGATTTTTAAGACCAAAGACACCAGCTCCGCCACCACCTCCAGCTCCGCTGCCTGAAGTACCAGCAGCTACCGCTGCCGAGTTACCAGCTGAGTCTACAGAAATGATTAAACAAACAATGAAGAAGAAAAGAGCTGGTTATACTAAAACTATTTTAACTTCTAAAAAAGGCGTGGAAGAAGATCCACAAATTTATAAGAAAACTTTATTAGGTGGTTAAATGAGTTCAGAAGCAGCAACAAAGTCTAGAGAACAAAAAAGAGCAGCATCGACTCAAGAGCTGATGTCAAATATCATGAGTCCAGGTGCGGGTGAAATTTCTAAAAAACGAGAGAAAGAATTACAGGATGCTAAAAACAGAGGTAGGGGTGTCGAATTTATACCAGGGAAAGCTCCAGTCGTAGAAGGTTTAACACAAAAAGGTGGTAAACCAGTTTTTAATACAAACGCTAAAGCAACAGACTATACAGGAAGAATTGTTTCACCAGCTCCTACATTTGGAGAGATGGCGGGTGATATGGCAAGAGCTGTTTTTGGCGGTCAAGCAAAGACACCATCCTATTTAAGAAAGCCTATTATTAATGCTGATGGAACAGTAGCGAAAAATTATATGCAGTATGCATCAAAGCCAGAAAAGGTAACAGGAATAATTCCAGCAATAGGAAAAAAGGCTGTGAGTGTTGCTAGTCAAGGTGGTTTAGTCGGAATGGCATATAATGCAATCTTAGGAAAAGATCAATTAAATGCAGCAGAAAGAAAACGAGAGAGATATAAAAAAATGTCTAATGCAGAAAAACTAGCTGCGGGTGCAAAAGAATACGCAACATTATTAGGTGGTCAAAGAAATCAGAAAGGTGGATTGATTAAATAATGCAAGGCAAAGATTTAAAAAGCCAGTTCAGTCAATTAAAAACGAAAAGACAAAACTGGGAAAGTCATTGGCAAGAAGTCGCTGATTACTGTTTACCTAGACGAGCTGATGTCACTACCACCAGATCTAGGGGTGATAAAAGAACTGAAAGAATTTTTGATGGCACAGCTTTACACGCATTAGAATTATTATCATCATCGTTACATGGAATGCTGACAAACGCAGCAACTCCCTGGTTCTCTATGAGATTTAAAGATGAAATGATTTCTAATGTAGAACAGAATAAAGAATGGTTAGAGTCATGTACCGATACCATGTATATGGCATTAGATAGATCTAACTTCCAACAAGAGATCCACGAACTTTATACAGACATGGTAGCTTTTGGTACTGGCTGTATGATGATTGAAGATGATGAAAAAGATTTTATAAGATTTTCAACCAGGCATATTAAAGAAATTTATATCCAGGAAAACAACAAAGGTGTTGTTGATACTATTCATCGTGAACTAAAGATGTCTGCCAGAGCTGCGTACCAGCAGTTTGGAGATAAGTTACCAAAAAGAATAATGAAGATTGTTCAAACAGCTCCGCATGATGATGTTACGATTTATCATTGTGTGAAGCCTAACGATGATTTGAATCCTTATAAGATGGATAATAAATCAATGGCATTTAGTTCTGTTTATTATGATGAAGATGGAACAATCATTAACATCTCTGGATTTATGGAGTTCCCTTTTGTTGTACCAAGATGGTTAAAATCAAGTAATGAGATTTATGGTAGATCACCATCAATGACAGCTCTTGCTGATATCAAGATGATTAACAAGATGGCAGAAACAACAATTAAGGCTGCACAGAAAATGGTAGATCCACCATTGTTAGTGCCTGATGACTCTTTTGTTTTACCCGTAAGAACACAACCAGGTGGACTAAACTTTTATCGTAGTGGTTCAAGAGATACAATTACTCCATTAAACATTGGTGCGAATACACCATTAGGTTTAAATATTGAAGAACAAAGAAGAACAGCTATTAAACAAGCATACTATATCGATCAGTTATTAATGTCACAAAACATTCAGATGACTGCAACAGAAGTAATGCAGCGTAACGAAGAAAAGATGAGATTGTTAGCTCCCGTACTCGGTAGACTACAATCAGAAATGTTACAGCCTTTGATTAATAGAACTTTTAATATTCTACTAAGGAAAGGAATATTACCTCCAGCTCCAGAAGAACTTCAAGGTCAAACCATTGATATCGAATATGTATCACCATTGGCAAGATCTCAGAAACAAGGAGATGTCCAGGCAATACTTCGTACCTTAGAGATTATCACTCCGATGTCACAAATGAGTCCAGTAATGGATTTCATTGACAGTGACCGCATGGTAAATCACTTGGCGAAAGTTTTAGGTGTACCATCGAAAGTGATACGATCAGTGGATGAAGTCCAGGCTATCCGACAGCAAAGAGCTGCAGCTCAACAACAAGCAGCACAACAGCAACAGGATATGCAGATGGCTGAAGCTGGTGGAAAAGTAGCACCTTTGGTGAAGGAACTACAGCGTGGATAAAAAAACACTAGACGATCTTTTTCAAAACTATAGAACAACTTTTGGTACTGTCCAAGGACAGAAAGTTTTAGAAGATCTCGAAAGTAGACTCCATCAAAACACAACTACATTTTCCAAAGACTCATTAGAAATGGCATATCTAGAAGGACAAAGATCTGTCTTACTAATGATTAAAAATATAATTAAGGAGAAAAAGAAAAGATGAGTGAAGAACAGACAACTGCTGTTGAACAGCAATCTGAAGTAACACAAGAAACACAAGCGGCAGATCCTGGCGTAACTTTCTTAGATCAGTTACCAGAGGATTTACGAGGAGAGCCATCATTAAAAAATTTTACTAATGTTGGTGATATGGCTAAGAGTTTAGTCCATGCACAGAAAATGATTGGCATGGATAAAATTCCAGTGCCTGGCAAACATACAACTCAAGATGATTGGAATGTTATTTATTCTAAATTAGGTAGACCAGAAACACCGAATGATTATCAGTTTGAAACAAAACTAGATGCAAGTGATCCTGGATTACAACAGTTTAAAGAAGTAGCACATTCGATTGGATTAAATGCAGACCAGGCAAGTAAGATATTAAACTTTTATGGTGAACTATCTGAAAGTGGACAGGAAACATTAGCTGCACAACAACAGCAAGTAAGGGAACAATCAGAGTCTGATTTAAGAAAAGATTGGGGTTTAGCTTTTGATAAAAAGATCCAACAAGCGGATAATGTCTTTCAAAAATTTTTCCCTAATGAAATGAAAGAAGTTAAATTAGAGAATGGTAATCTCTTAGGTAATGATCCTCAGTTCATTAAAGCATTAGCTGGATTAGCAGAGAACTTTTCTGAAGATAACATGACTGCAGAAAATGATTTGACAATGACTCCAGATGATGCTCAAAGAGAGATAGAAAAATTAACAGCTCCTAATACTCCGTACTGGGATAAAAAACATCCTGGACACAGAGCAGCTGTTGAAGAAGTTTTCATGCTCCAGAATATGAAGCATGGGATAAGTCCAGAATAATCCTAATAGGACTCTGGTGACATTAGGAAAGACTGACATCTATCAGATGTTAAATGAAGATAAACCCTTTACGGATAATTTATCGAAGAAAGTAAAAACAACAACTATTAAGAAAGGAACAGACAAAAATGTCTACACAAATAACTACAGCATTTGTAGAACAGTATAGTAACAACGTTTCTATGCTTTCACAGCAAATGGGTTCTTTACTTAGAAACGCTGTTGATGTTGAAACAATCAAAGGTAAGAATGCTTTCTTCGAACAGATTGGTGCAGTCACAGCTCAAGTAAGATCCACACGACACGCAGATACACCACAAATTGATACGCCACACTCTCGCAGACGAGTTTCACTCGCTGACTACGAGTGGGCTGATCTCATTGATGATCTTGACAAAGTAAGAATGTTAATTGATCCAACTTCTTCCTACGCTAAAGCAGCAGCCGCAGCGATGGGTAGAGCGATGGATGATGTTGTCATTACTGCTCTTGGCGGATCAGCAGACACTGGTGTTGCTGGTGGTACAGCAGTAACTTTACCAGCTGGACAGAAGCCTTTTTCAGCTTCTCAAACAGATGGTTTAACAATCGCTAAACTACTAGAAGCAAAATATCTTTTAGATAATGCGGATGTAGATCCTTCATTAAAGAGATATTTCCTATGCTCACCAAAGCAGATCCAAGACTTATTAGCTACAACTGAAGTTAAGTCATCTGACTTCAACACAGTTAAAGCTCTTGCTCAAGGTTCAGTAAACTCATTCTTAGGATTTGAGTTCATTCCTTCAACAAGACTAAGTTTTGATGCTACAAACACAGACGATAGACTTTGCTACGCATTTACTGAAGATGCAATTAAACTTGCTATTGGTAAAGACGTAACAGCTCGTATTGATGAAAGAGCTGACAAGTCTTATGCTACTCAGGTCTACTATTCTATGGCAATCGGTGCAACTAGAATGGAAGAAGAAAAAGTAGTAGAAGTCGCTTGTGACGAGTAATCTACTTAACCAGGGGGAGCTTTTGCTCCCCTTGCACAAAGGAGAAAACGATGCCAAGTAAAGGTTTATATTACAATATCAACAAAAGAAAAAAGGCTGGAACATCCAGACCAAAATCAAAATCAACTATTTCTGACGAAGCCTATGCTAATATGAAAGCTGGATTTCCTAAGAAAAAGAAAAAAACTATGATAGGATAAATCATGCCATATTCAAAATATTCACCAAAACAAAAGAAACTTGCCGCAGTAGCGGGTAATCCAAAGAAGATTGAAGCTGCTGATTTAAAAAAAATTAGAAAAACAAAAAAGAAAACAATGATCGGTTAAGATGCCTTTAAAGAAATATCAAAACAAAAGTGGTGGATTAAACCAAGCTGGTAGAGATTACTACAAAAGAACAGAGGGTAGTAATTTAAAAGCACCAGTAAAGTCGGGAACAAATCCACGCAGAGTATCTTTTGCTGCTCGTTTTGCTGGAATGTCGGGTGGAATGAAAAAACCAAACGGAGAGCCAACAAGATTAGCATTAGCATTAAGAGCCTGGGGTTTTGGTAGTAAAGAAGCAGCAAGAAAATTTGCTAACAATAATAAAAAATCAAATAGAAAGACAATGATAGGATGACATCTGTAGTAGAAATTTGTAATTCAGCTCTTAATATTTTAGGTGCGAATAATATTACTGCCTTAACAGAGGATAGTAAGAATGCAAGATTATGTAATCAACGATATGAACCATTAAGAGATGCAGTCTTTAGAGAGCATACCTGGAATTGTTTAGTCAAAAGAGTTCAACTAGCTCAAGATACAGCTAGTCCAACACACGAATACACATATCAATATCAGCTGCCTAGTGATTGTATTAGGGTTTTGTCGCTAGGTGGCTACCATGATGGATCATCATCTAATGTCGATGGCGGTCAAAAATTTAAAGTAGAAGGTAGAAAAATATTAACGGATGAAGATACTGTTTATTTAATATACTCAGCCAGGGTAGCTGATCCTACTCAATATGATAGTTTATTAATTGAGTCTATTGTAGCAAGATTAGCAGCTGAGTTATGTTATGCGATTACCAGTTCAACCAGTTTAGCTGTTGCATTGAAACAAGATTACAATGAAAAATTAAGATTAGCTAGACACGCAGACGCAACCGAAGGAACACCAGACTATATAGACAGTTCAACATTTATTAATTCGAGGTTTTAAATGCCAAGACAAACTGTTGCTTACACCAACTTTACCGCTGGTCAATTATCACCCAGGCTAGATGGAAGAACAGATTTAACAAAATATTATAATGGTGCAAAAACCATTAGTAATTTTACAATTCAACCTCATGGTGGTGCAAGTCGTAGACCAGGTACATCTTTTGTTCATGAAGTGAAAGATAGCTCTAGTGCTGTTAGATTAATTCCTTTTGAATTTTCAACAGTTCAAACTTATGTCTTAGAGTTTGGAGATCAATATATTCGTTTCTTTAAAGACAAAGGTATTATTACAGAAACAGCTAAGACAATAACGAACATCAGCCAAGCTAATCCAGCAGTAGTAACTTCTACCGCACATGGATATACCAATGGGGATCATGTCATTATTAGTTCAGTTACAGGAATGGTGGAAGTCAATGGAAAGACTTTTAAAGTCGCTAACACAACCGCCAATACATTTGAGTTACAGGATGTTGATGGGAACAATATCGACTCTAGCAGCTATACTGCCTATGCTTCTGGTGGTAGTGCTTTTAGAATTTATGAAATAGCTTCCCCTTATGCAGCAGCTGATGTTGCACAACTCAAGTTCGCACAATCTGCAGATATCATGTATATCTGTCATCGCGATTATACAGTTAGAAAATTATCAAGAACAGGACATACATCCTGGACACTAAACGAAGTAGAATTTAATGTTCCCCCATTCCAAGCACATAACGACACAACAACAACAATCACCGCTTCTCATACAGCAGTAGGATCATCAGCAACTTTTACCGCTTCTTCTACAACAGGCATCAATGGTGGTGATGGATTTAAATCAACGGATGTAGGTAGAGCAATACATTTTAATGATGGTCATGCGATTATTACTGCTTTTAATTCAACAACAGAAGTAGTCGGTACAGTGAAAGTAGCTCTAGGATCAGGATCAGCCAATACAGATTTTGCTTTAGGATCATTTTCCGACACTACTGGACATCCATCCAGTGTGACTTTCTTTGAACAACGATTAGTGTTTGCGGGTACAAACGAAGAACCACAAACATTATTCTTTTCAAAAGTAAACGAATATGAAAATTTTGATGATGGATATCACACAAGTGTAACTGATACTTCAGCGATGATTTATACAATCGCATCAAACAAAGTAAACAGTATTAGATTTTTATCTGCACAAAGATCATTGATTGCGGGAACAGTCGGTGGTGAGTTCGTGGTATCAGCATCAGGTACAACTCAACCAATTACACCTACTAATATACAAATTCAAAGACAAACATCTTATGGATCAGCTAATGTGGATGCAATTCAGGTAGCAAACGTCACCATGTTTCTACAAAGAGCAAAAAGAAAAATTAGAGAATTAACTTATAGTTTTGACTTTGACTCTTATGTAGCTCCCGATATGACTATCCTGGCAGAGAATATTACCGAGTCGGGTATTAAAGAATTATCATATCAACAAGAACCAGAAAGTATTTTATGGGGTGTAAGAGAAGATGGAAGATTAGTCGGACTAACATATCAAAGAGCAGAGGATGTCGTAGGATGGCATCTTCATGAGATTGGCGGATCATTTGGATCAGATAGTTTTGGTCATGTAGAAAACCTGGCAACTATTCCAGGAGATGCAGATGAAGATGATTTATACATGGTAGTAAAAAGAACTGTTAATGGATCAACAAGAAGATATGTAGAATATTTAGAAAATTATGATTATGGAACAAATATTGCAGATGCTTTCTTTGTTGATAGTGGACTTCAATATAGTGGATCAGCAACCAATACTATTTCTGGATTAAATCATTTGGAAGGTGAAACAGTAGCTATCCTAGCAGATGGTGCAACTCATCCAGATAAAACTGTATCAAATGGATCAATTACCCTGGATCGTAATGTCACCAAAGCGAGTATTGGATTAGGTTATACCAGTTTATTGCAGACAATGCGTATTGAAGCGGGAGCTGCTGAAGGTGTGGCTCAAGGTCAAACTAAACGTATTCATGATGTCACCATAAGATTATTAGCATCTGTGGGTGTTGAAATAGGATCAGATATAAACAACCTGGAAAGAATACCATTTAGATCTAGTGCTAATCCAATGGATGTCGCAATACCACCATTCAGTGGTGATAAACAAGTAGAGTTTAGAGGAGATTTTGAAACCGATGGATATATTTATGTAAGGCAAACACAGCCTTTACCAATTAATATTATTGGCATATATCCAAGAGTAACAACAAATGAAGGGTAATTTATCAATTATACCTTTCAGAACGGAACATGGTTTGACGATGACAAGAGGTATTATGAATGATCCTAATGTCCAGATAGATAAGAGCTGGGAGGAACATTTACATAACCTGGAACAACCAGGCAAAGCCTTTACCGCTGTTTACAATGGTGATTGTATTGTAGCGGGTGGGATTACTTTGTTATGGGAAGGGGTTTACGAAGGATGGGTGATTGCATCCAATAAGATCTGGGATCATCCATTAGCAGCAGCGAGAGCTGTTAAAAAAGGATTAGAGCTATTGATTGAACAAAACAAAGTAGTAAGATTGCAGACAGCTGTTAAGCAAGACTTCAAACTTGGTCATCGTTTTGCTCAATGGTTAGGTTTACAAAATGAGGGAACAATGAAAAAATATGTTTCAAATCAAGATCATATAAGGTATGCAAGGATAATAGAATGGGATTACCAGCAGTAATAGCAGCTTCAACAGCAGTCGGTGCAGTAGCCAGTATTCAAGCTGGTCAAGCAGCACAGGCATCCGCACAATATCAAAACACCATCGCTCAACAAAATGCTGATATTTATAATCAAAAAGCTGAAAGAGCCAAAGAGATTGGTGAATATAATGTTAAAAGATTTAATAAAGATTTTGAGAAAACAATGGCTAGTGTGGAAAGAGCTTATGCTTTTTCTGGTGTTGATGTTTCCAGGGGAACGCCTTTAGCAGTCATGGAAGATTATTTAACAGAAGCCGCTATTGAAAGAGAGAATATTCGATACAATTCTTCAATAGAAGCTGGTGAATATCGTGAAGCCGCAGTATTATCAAGAATGGAAGGTCAATTAGCTTTATACACTGGTAGACAAAGAGCCATTGGATCATACTTCCAGGCTGGTAGAACTTTATTAGGAGGAGCGTCTGATATTTATTCAATAAATAAATACGCTGGATTATAATGGTACAGATCCCAGAATTTAAAGCAAAGACAGGATTAACATCGCAGACGGGTACAAGAGCTAGACCAGTTCCTGATATTACCGCTGCCGCACAAGCTCCATTTACAGCAGCAGCAGAATTAGCGGGTGATGTTCAAAAGGTATCAACAAGATTTTATGAAGCACAGAAATCCTTACAAAGAAAAACAGAAGCCACTAAATTAATAGATCAATATTTAAAAGGTGATGAAAATACACCAGGACTTAATCAATTAAGTTTTGATGCACAATATAACCCAGACACAAATATTGCTCTATCTCAATACCAACAAGGATCAGATTCTTTAATTAAAAACATATCGTCTGGTATTAAAGATCCTGTTGTTAAACAAATATTTACTTCCAAAGCAAATGAAATTTATAACCAAGAATATTTAAATGTTGAAACATCTGTATGGAAAAATATTAGAGAGCAAGGAGAAAAAACTCTCCAAGAGAATATTAATTATGAAATTAATAAAATAGTAGGTGCTGGGAAAAACAAAGCACAAGAGTTTGCATCAAAAATAAATATTGAAAAATTACTTGAGGATTCAGCAAGAGATGGAATCCCTATGCCAGATGGTTATTTCGAAACTGTAATGAAAACAGTAGAACAAAGAAAAGCAGAAAAATTAGTATCAGACAATCCTAGCGTTTTTTTAGAAAATTATAAAAATGGTTTTTACGATAAAAAGATAGAACCAAAAACATTAAATATTTTATATAACAAAGCACAGTCTGAAATTGAAACAGGAATTAAAACATTAAAAGCTGGAGTAAAAAGTGATATTTCTGATTTTAAATCAGATGTTAATGATTTTTTAGAAGTTACGAAAAATCCAAATCTTTTTGGCAGTTTAACAGATTTACAAGATCTTTATACAAGAGCTGATGTTCTAATAGAATATTCTAAGCAGTTTGGCTTAGATGATGAAATTACTCCATTATTAGAAAAAATAAATAGTGCAGCAGAAAATTTTCAAAATATTACATTAATGAGAAACTCACCATTAACTGATGTTCAAGCAGAATTAACAAGAGTAACAAGACAAAACACAGAGAATGCTATGTCTGGAAAAGGTGTAACTGTTGCTGAAAGTGATTATCAATCTAATTTAGAAAAGTTAGTAGGTAAAATGGAAACTATGATTAACAGTGATATTTTAAATATGGCAGAAGATTTTGGTATTGCTTCTGTTCCCGATATTAATTTTTTAGAATCTGATTTTGATACATTTAAACAAGAAGCAGATAACTACAGAGCTATTGTTACACAGATTTCTAACAGATACGACAGAAGTGAAGTTCAATATTTTAAACCAGAAGCTATAGATAATATTAAAAATTACACAAAGACTGCAGACTTCGATGGAATGACTACATTGATAAGAAATATTACTTATATGGCTGGCGATGATGCTGCGATCGCTCTCGGTGAATTATCTAAGTCTGTTCCAATGTTTTCTCAAGTTGGTTTTATGATGTTAATGAATGACGGCAGACATACAGAAATTACAAAAAATATGTTAGATGGATGGTTAAAAGTTAGGGATAGTGAAACAAATCAAAAAATAGTAGAAGCCTATAAAATTAATAATTTAGGAAATGACGATGGTTTCTTTAGTATTACAAGTAAATTGTTACCCTTGTCTTTAGATGAAATTTTACCACAAACTAAAAATCAGATTTATGATGGTGCTAAATATTTATTTTATAACAAGGTTTTGGAATCACCCACATTAAGAAAATATGCTTTAGAAACAACAGATCCTACGCTGGAAGATGAAGCTATGGATGCTTGGGAAATGTCTATTCAAGAAGCGGCTGGATTAATAAAATATGGAGATGGTTATTATGGGGGTATAACAGAATTTGGAGATGATAATTATGTTATTCTTCCTCAAGAAATGAAAAATGGAACAGTAGACAAAACTTTTACAGATTTAAAAACATTTTTAGAAGATACTTTGGATCAAGAATTATTTGATTTAGCGACAGCGACTTACGAAACCCCAAACATGACAGAGGAAGGAATAAAGTTTAAAGAGCCAGGACAAGAATTTTTACCTAAGATTAATAGACCATTTTATGAAGGAAAAGAATTTTTAGTAGAAGATTTGTTTGAAAATAAAGATAAAATTTATTTAAAAAATACTGAGGAGTATGGGAAGTATCATATTTATTTCAATAATCCTAATGGTGATATTTATAACATTTATAAAGATAAAGATGGGAAAGAAATAGTTTTTGATTTATCAGCAATATTACCAAGATTAAATGAATCTTATAGGCAAAAATGAACAACATAGATTGGGATTTTATACACGAATTAGAAGGTCAGGGTATTCGTCAAGGATATCAGCCGACTAATAATTCTGGTGTAACGATTGCTAGTGGTTTCGATCTAAAAGAAAAGAATGAAGTTTTTTGCCAGGCTATTGGTATTGACCAAAGAATTATTAATAAGTTAAAACCTTATTTTGGTTTACATGGTGAACAAGCCAAAGCATTTGCAGAGTCATTGGTACTAGAACAAGAAGATGTCGATCACATTGACGAATGTTCCAGGCAGTTTTACGCTAAAGATTTACAAAAACAATATGAAAACTATGATCCAGTAGTACCCTTTGAGGAGCTAGATCAAGGTCAAGCCACAGTTTTAATATCTGTTGGTTTTCAATATGGTAGTTACAAAAGAACTCCATCGTTTATTAAATATGCAACCGATGGAAACTGGGATGCAGTCTATGAAGAACTCCAAGAGTTTGGTGATGCTTACCCTACCAGGAGAAACAAAGAAGCAGAGTATTTAAAAAACTATGGCACAATTTAATTTACCCACATCAAATAAAAATTTTTTTACTGATAAAAAATTAAAAAGAAATCCAGCCGATTATTTTGGTGAAAGAACCGCTAAATCTGCTCCTGTAGAATTTAGTCAAATAAGAGAAGATAGTTATGAATTGTTTGAAAATTTTAGAACTTCTGTTTCGGAAATAGAAAATGTTACAGAAGATATGGATAGAGTTGTTCAAGATGCAAAAGCTTTAGGATGGAAAGGTCAAGGCTTACATGACTACATTCCAGCAGTTGATGATAAATTTATTAACAAAAGATATACCTCAGATATTCAACAAAGAATATTACAGGATACTGATCCTTCATCCGCAAATTTTATTGAAGAATTTAAAGGATCTGTTTTAGGCGGACAGCATTTAAATGAAAAATTAAAATATATTAATAATGATATTCAAAAATGGTTAGATGAAAATCCAGAATTAAGAGGATCACCTCAAGGAGGATTTAGAGATTACAGTTATTATTTCAATGCAAGAAAAACACAATTAGCTGACTTAGAACAAAAAGAAATAATTAATAGAATGTACGCTGATAATGGGTTCTTTTTACCGACTATGTTAGGAAATATGCAAGGTGCTTTTACAGATCCTGTTATATGGGGAACAATTCCACTCAGCATGGCTACTGGTGGTAATTTTAGCACATTAAGCGGTTTAGCTAAGATTGCTTTTACAGAAGGAGCTTTAAGTACGATAGCTGAAACTGGGATTCAAACTAAAGTTGTTCCATACAATCAAAGACTAGGATCGGATTATTCTTGGGATGATGCTATGAGTGCAATAGTTGCCGCTGGTGTTGGTGGTTTCTTTTTAGCTCCAGCAATTGGTGGTGTTCCCGCTTATACCATAAAGGGTTTCAAAAAAGGAATGAATGAAATCTTAAAAAAAACAGAGAGCGGAAGATTAAAATTATTTTCTAAAGAATTAAATAAAATGATAGATGAGTCTGATATTAGCGATCAAGAGTTTAATAAAAAATTTTTTTCATATATCAATCAAAGTTTTAATCAATTTAATGCAAAAGAACTAAAAGAAATATTTGAAGCTATTCCAGAATCTTCTAAGAACTCTACTATTAAAACAGCAGAAAGTATATTAGATGGAGATTTAATATTAGAGGAACAAAATCCTTTAGAAAAAACTATAGCTGGAAAAATAGAACATATAGAAAGAGTTCAAAAAGCTGGTGAAGATTTATTTAAAGGAAAAGAAATATCTATATCAGACAATCCTAATACACCATTAGATTTAGAGGCAGATCCTCATTCTGGCAAATCTATTATTCGATTTCAAAAATTAGATCCAGATCAAATAGATGTAGATCCAAAAACATTTCAATTTAAAACAGGGGGAGATGAATTTGGAGTATCTTCAAAATTAAAATCAGAGAATGTTTGGAATCAAGACGCAGCTAATGTCATGATGATTTATGAATATGCAGATGGTAGAAAAGTTATTGCAGATGGTCATCAAAGATTAGGATTAGCTAAAAAAATAAAAGCACAAAAAGATGGTCAAAAGCCATATATTTTAGCAACAGTTCGTAGAGAGGTAGACGGATGGACTGAAGGAGAAACGATGGCTGAAGCTATGTTCATTAATATTTACAATGGAACAGCTAATGCTTCCGATGTAGCTAGAGTTTTGAAAGTAAGTCCAGAATATTTAGATAACATTCGAGGAGCTTTAGGGGATTCTTCAATACTTAGACATGGGATTGGTTTATCAAAGTTAGATCCTATTGCTTGGGAATTTTACTTATCAAAAAATATTCCAGATAGAGTAGCAGCTGCGGTGGGTGACAAAGTTGTTGATGCGGATTTACATAGTAAAATATTAGAATATTTATCAAAAACCAATTTTGATAATATAGATCAAATAAACTCTGCAATAGATGAAATATTATCAGCTGGTACAACCATTAAAAAAGTACAAGATTTATTTGGTTCACAAGAATTTAAAGAATTACTAATAGAGGAAAGAGTTAAAGTATTAGATTTATCTATAAAAGATCTAAAAAAAGATAAAGGTATTTCTGCTTTTTTATTAAAGAATGATGAAAGCATAACCAAATCTGGCAAAAATAAACTTGATAGTTCTTATAATCAAACTGTATTAGACGAAACAAGTGTTGCTATTGAAAAAATAAAGAAATTAGCTAATATGAAAGGAACTTTATCCGATGAACTTACAGAAGCAGCAAAAGCCTACAAAAATGGTAGTAAACAAGAAGCAATCAAATCTTTTAAAACAGCTGTCCGAGGATCAATTGAAAGAGGCGATTATAAGGGGATTAGTACAGGGGGAAATGAACGCCTTTCAGTATCTGAGGGATATACACAGATCCAAACTAAAAAGCCTAAAGAGTCAGAAACTTCAAAAAGTTTAAAAGATTATTCTAATCCACACGATACAAATAATTTTACAAAAGTTGTTGATGATGAGATTTCTCAATCATTAAATATTGATATTAATAATGAAAAAGAAATTACGGATTTTATTTCAAAACTAGATCCAGAAAAAGAAATATTAGTTGGCGGTGATGGTGAGAAGATTATAATGAAAAAAACAAAAGATGTTATAGAAGATATCGCTGATGACAAAAAGATAATTAATGCTCTCAAAGATTGTGATGGTTTAAAATAATGAGTCTACTAGATTGTATAAAAAAAGCATCTGATGCTGGAATAATAAATAAAGCAAAACAAACAGAATTAGAATTTGATTATCAATCATTATTTGATGAATATATAGAAAAAGGATTTAGTAAAGAACAAGCTGCTAAGATGGCTGGTTTAGATACTTTTGATAATTTAAAATATAAAGCAGCATTAAAAGCAAAACAAACATTAATAACTTCTCGTTTACAAGAAGAAACTTTAGAGCAATTCAAAAATTATAAAGACATAAAAGGAAATGTTGATTATGGATCTGTTATTAAACAAAAGTTTTTTTCAACAGAAACAAGAGAAGGTGTTTCAAGAATAGCTTCTTTAGAAGAAGAAATGTCTATTACCTCTGGAATTATTTTTGATGAACTTACTGATGTCTTGTTAAAATATAGAAGAAACTTATTAGGTATGAACAGAAATAGAGCTACATTTTTAACTCTAGGTAGAGAAATATTTAATCCAGGTAGTACTGGAAATAAATCCGCTCAAGAGTTAGCAGAAGCTTGGAGAAAATCAGCAGAGGTAGCTAGAAGGTTATTTAATGAAGCTGGTGGATCTATTCCTTATTTAAAAAAATGGCATTTACCACAACACCATAATAGCTCGTTAGTGGATGAAGCTGGTTTAGAAACCTGGAAAAATTTTTTAAAAGAAAATAATTTGTTAGATTTAGATAATATGTTGGATCACACAACAGGAAAACCTTTTACAAAAGAAAAACTAGATTCTGTTTTAGATGATGTTTTTGAAACAATTGCTTCAGAAGGTTATAACAAAAATCCAAAATATAATTTTTCTTCTAATATAGCTAATCGTAGAATGGATCATCGTTTTTTAAAATTTAAAGATTTTGATGCTTGGGATGCCTACAACAAAAGATTTGGTGACGGAAATGTTATTGACATTATGATTGGTCATTTAAAATCAATGTCAAGAGATGTTGCTTTAATGAGAACTTTATCTCCAAATCCAAAAAACTTTTTAAGATGGATGGAACAAACAGCTAAAAAAGAATTACAACAATCAAAAATAGAACCAAAGTTAAAAAGAAAATTAAAAGAAAAATTAAAAAACGATATTGTTACAGCAAACAATGGGTTAAAATTTTTTTCTGGCGATTTACATAATCCAGTCAAAAGGTGGATGGCAAGAGGATTTGCTGGACTAAGAGAATTAACAACCTCTATGTATTTGGGTTCTGCTTTTTTTATGTCATTAATAGATTTATTAACTACTAGAAAATCTGCAAAATTTTCTGGAATACCAGCTATGAAAATGATGTTTAGTAATTTGAAAATGTTTAAAGAAGGATACAAACAAGATAAAAGTACTTTGATAAAAATAGCTATGACAAGCGGAATGACTGCAGATCACTTTACTACTATGCTTTCGGGTTTGAATAGACAATCAATACAAGAAACAGAAAGTTTTATGGGAACTAAAATATTAGCTGATTTTGTTTTAAGATCTTCTGGTTTGTCTTGGTGGACACAGGCTGGTAGATGGGGTGCTGGTATGGAAACAATGGCTTTTTTAGCAAGGAATGTAGATTTAACTTATAGTCAAATTCAAAAAACAAATAAAGAATTTTTTGAAATGTTAAAAACACACAATATAACAGAAACAGATTGGAATGTTATTAGATCAACCAAATTATATGATGCTGGAATTGATGATCCAAAATACAAGGGTGCTTTATATTTAAAACCAATAGATATTTTAGATAGAACAGATTTACCAAATCAAGTTTTAACTGAGGTAAATAGAAAGTTACAAAGGTTTGTAAATCATGTAGTTGATTTCGCAGTACCTAATGCAAAAGCTAGAGGTAATGTAGCTGTTGTTGGAAATACAAGACCAGGCACAATCATGGGTGAAACTGCTAGAAACTTTGTTCAATTTAAACAATTTCCATTTACTTTACATTTAACTCATGTGGTAAGAGGATGGGGAAGAAAAACATTTTCTGGTAAATTTGGTTATCTAGCTCCCCTATTTATTCAAATGACAATGGGTGGTTTATTTGCCTATGAATTAAAACAATTAGTCAAAGGAAAAGACACAAGTGATATATCAAAAATGAATAAATCTGAATTATCAACCTATATTACAAATGGAATGTTACATGGTGGTGGAATGGGTTTTATAGGTGATTTTCTTTTTTCTACCCAATATGGTGGTGGAAAAGGTGGGGTTTCATCAACATTTGGTGCAGTTCCAGTATTTTTATTTGACGCTTTAGATCTCACTTTTGGTAATTCTATTAGATTTATTAGAGGTGAAGATCCAAATATTGGTGGTCAAATATCTAACTTTCTTAAAAAGAATACTCCAGGTGGATCTTTATGGTATGGTAGGGTAGCTATAGAAAGATGGCTACATGATACAATATCAGAATGGATAGATCCTAAATACTTAGAGAAAAGAAAAAGATTAAACAACAAGGTAAGAAGAAAAGAAAATACTAAATTTTGGTGGAAGCCTGGTAGGAAATTTCCAAGCAGATCTCCAGAGTTTTAATTATGTATGGACATTTAATATGATATATTATAAGGAGTTAGTAAGCATAAAATGACAATATCTAGTACCACAATCAAAAATTCTTATGCTGGTAATGGTTCTACCACAGCATTTACCTTTAGTTATTACATTATAACAGAGGATGATCTTGAAGTTCTTATTAGATCTTCCAATGGTACAGAAACACTCCAAACATTAACAACAAATTACACAGTTACAGGAGTCCAAAATAACTCTGGTGGTACTGTGACAATGGTTACAGCTCCCGCTACTGGAGAAACCTTAGTTATTAGAAGAAAGACTTCCCAGGTACAAGACACTGATTATGTCGCTAATGATCCATTCCCAGCTGAAACACATGAAGCTGCATTGGATAAAGCCATGCTGGTTAGCCAGGAACTCCAGGAACAAGTAGATAGATCTATTAAGATATCTAGAACAAATACCATGACATCGACTGATTTTACAGTCGGAGCTACTGAAAGAGCTAATAAAGTATTAGCTTTTGACTCATCTGGTGAGATCTCAGTTACCCAGGAATTAGGTAGATATCGTGGAGATTGGTCTGCTTCTACTGCTTATGCTGTTAGAGATTTAGTCAAAGATACATCAACTGATAATATATTCTTTTGTAACACTGCTCATACCTCATCGGGTGTTGAGCCATTAACAACCAATTCAGACTCAGCAAAGTGGGATCTGATCGTAGATGCGGCAGCCGCAACATCCTCCGCAAATGCAGCCGCTTCCTCCGCAACTGCCGCTGCCGCTTCTGCAACCGCTGCTGCTTCTAGTGCCACAGCCGCTGCTTCTTCAGCCACTGACGCACAAACAGCTCAAACCGCTGCTGAGTTAGCCGAAACAAATGCTGAAACTGCACAAACTGCTGCAGAATTAGCTGAAACAAATGCACAAACTTCAGAAACCAATGCTGCCACTTCAGCTTCTACAGCTTCTACCCAAGCTACTAATGCTAGTAATAGTGCTAGTGCCGCTGCAACCAGTGCTACGAATGCTGCAACATCAGCTTCTAACGCATCAACAAGTGAAACAAACGCTGCTAGTTCTGCTACAGCTGCAGCAAGTTCTGCAACAACAGCTACTACCCAGGCTACCGCAGCTAGTACAAGTGCTACTAACGCAGCCACTTCCGCTACCAATTCAGCCACATCTGCAACCAATGCAAGTAATGCTCAAACAGCTGCCGAAGCTGCTCAAGCTGCCGCTGAAGCTGCTGCTGATAACTTTGA